GTAAAACCATAGTAAACAAAGAAATTTCTATGGAAATGAATAGAATAGATGACTTAATTCGAGACCCAAATATATACTACGACGATGATGCGGTTAATGGTTTTATTAAATATTGTGAAAACGAACTGACACTAACCGACGGAACAGATTTACATTTGTTAGACACATTTAAATTGTGGGCCGAACAGATTTTTGGTTGGTATTATTTCGTAGACCGAAATGTATACGATCCAAGTGCATACCATGGAAAAGGTGGATTTGTTTTAAAAACGGTTAAAAAACGTTTGACAACTAAACAATATTTAATTATTGCGCGAGGCGCAGCAAAGTCAATGTATGCTTCTTGTATTCAATCATATTTCTTAAACGTTGACACGCAAACCACGCATCAAATAACTACTTCTCCGACAATGAAACAAGCTGAAGAAGTAATGTCGCCTATAAGAACGGCTATTACTAGAGCTCGAGGTCCTTTGTTTAAATTTTTAACAGAAGGGTCAATTCAAAACACAACGGGCTCTAGAGCTCAGCGTGTAAAGCTGGCTTCAACTAAAAAAGGTATTGAAAACTTTTTAACTGGTTCGCTACTTGAAATTCGCCCAATGTCAATTAACAAACTTCAAGGTTTGCGACCAAAAGTATCGACAGTAGACGAGTGGCTTTCTGGGGATATTCGGGAAGATGTCGTCGGCGCAATAGAGCAAGGCGCGTCAAAGTTAGATGACTATTTAATTTTAGCTATTAGTTCAGAAGGAACTGTTCGTAACGGTTCCGGCGATACTATAAAAATGGAATTAAATAAAATTCTAAAAGGCGAATACCAAGCGCCACATGTTTCTATTTGGTACTACAAATTAGACGCCATCGAAGAAGTAGGCGATCCAGCCATGTGGATTAAAGCCAATCCAAATTTGGGAAGAACCGTAACTTATGACGTTTATCACTTAGATGTTGAAAGAGCTGAAAAAGCTCCGGCAGCAAGAAACGATATATTAGCAAAACGGTTTGGAATACCAATGGAAGGCTATACGTATTTCTTTACTTATGAAGAAACGCTTCCGCACGCTCCTAGAGAATTCTGGCAAATGCCATGCGCTTTAGGTGCTGACCTATCACAAGGCGATGACTTCTGTGCTTTTACATTTTTATTTCCGTTTCAAAATTATTCTTTTGGTATAAAAACAGTTAGTTATATAACATCTTTAACGTTAATGAAGCTTCCAGCTGCTATGCGTCACAAATATGAGCAATTTATCAGCGAGGGTAGTCTTCATGTTCTTGAAGGAACTGTTTTAGATATGATGGAAGTTTACGACGATCTAGATCAAGTTATTATGGCCAATGGGTATGATGTTCGTTGCTTCGGATACGACCCTTATAATGCAAAAGAATTTGTTACTAGGTGGGAATCTGAAAACGGACCTTACGGAATTCAAAAAGTAATTCAAGGCGCAAAAACTGAATCTGTACCTTTAGGCGAAATAAAAATTCTTTCCGAAGAAAGAAAACTTATATTCGATCAAGAACTGATGTCATTCGCAATGGGTAACGCGGTAACCTTAGAGGACACAAACGGAAATCGTAAACTTTTAAAGAAACGAAGCGAAGAAAAGATAGACAACGTTGCAGCATTGCTCGACGCATATGTTGCTTATAAACTTCATAAAGAAGCATTTGAATAGGAGATAAAATGTTTGAAAACCAAGACGATATAAACTTAGCTTTAAACAACCTAGAGCATGCTGGTGTTAAAGGTATGAAATGGGGCGTCCGCCGTAAAGCTAGAAACGCCGCAATTAAAGAAGCCAGAAGCAGGCAGTGGAAAAAACAAGGAGATATTTTAAAAACCGCCGCGAAACTTCCTTTTGCAGAAAAAGGAACCGGCAAAGCAGAAGCTAGAAAATTAATAGATAAAGTTGGAAAATTTTATACCGATGGCGATAGAAAAATGGCTATGAAAAGAACAACTGGTGAAAAGGTTGCAATTGGTTTACTTGCTACCGGTGCGATCGCAAGCACAATAATTTCCGCACAATAAACATTTAGTAATATTTTAGGAGGTGACGATATTTGGCTATTTTAGATAGAATAAAAAAAGCATTTAATGCTTTTAGTACATATGAAAAAGAAGAGTTTGATTACAATATCGGACCAGTAAGCACTTATCGTCCCGACCGTGTTCGGCATTTATTTTATAACGACAGGTCGATTATAACTGCAATTTATACGCGAATTGCTATTGACGTCTCAAACATTAAAATTAAACATGTTTATGTCGATGAAATCGGTCGTTATGCAAAAGACGTTGAAAGTGCTTTAAATGACTGTCTGACTTTAGAAGCAAATATTGACCAAGCGCCAAGAGCTTTTCGTCAAGATTTAATTATGACCCTTTTTGATAAAGGTGTTGCTGCTATAGTTCCTGTGGATACAGGGTCAAACCCAAATACAAATCAAAACTTTGATATTTACACGCTTCGTGTCGGAGAAATAACTCAATGGTATCCCAAACATGTTAGGGTTAGTGTTTATAATGAAGCTAAAGGTATGCGCGAAGAAATAACTCTGCCGAAAAGGTATGTCGCCATAATTGAAAATCCTTTATATTCAGTAATGAATGAACCAAACTCGACGCTTCAAAGGCTACTTCGTAAGTTAACTCTTTTAGATACTGTTGACGAACAGTCAAGTTCTGGAAAATTAGATTTAATTATTCAGTTACCATACACAATAAAAACTGAAGCTAGAAAGCAGCAAGCAGAGGCTCGACGAGCAGATATTGAGTTTCAGTTAAAAGGCAGCCAATACGGTATTGCCTACACTGATGGTACTGAAAAAATTACTCAGCTAAATCGACCTGCTGAAAACAATCTACTAAAGCAAGTCGAATATTTAACCCAAATGCTTTATGGTCAACTTGGTATTACGGAAGCCATAATGAATGGAACTGCTGACGAAAAATCAATGTTAAATTATTTTAATAGAACTATTTATCCAATAATTGAATCGGTTGTTGAAGCAATGCAACGAGCATTTGTTGTATCTGCCAGCACTGATAAACCTGAAAAAATAAAATATTTTAGAGACCCATTCCAGTTGGTTCCATTAATTGATATAGCAAGTGTTGCTGATATATTTTCAAGAAATGAAATATTAACTGCTAATGAAATTCGCGGTTATATGGGAATCCCTCCAGCAGCAGATCCAAAAGCTGATGAGTTAACAAATAGTAATATGCCTCAGCCAGCTTTAAGTGAACCAACACCAACAACTGATGATACATGGAGTGAATAATGAAACCAGTTCTTGTTATCTGGCACGATGCTCATGCCGCATGTCAAGGCTGGGAATATTTAGATGATTTGGAAGACGATGGCGATTACGTTGTTAAGTCAATTGGGTATTTGATTGACTCTAAAAAACACGGTAAAAAAAAGCATATTTCAATAGCGCAATCGCTTAGCGAACATGATTGTGTTGATTCTATTCTCCATATTCCAAAAGCAATGGTTCAAAAAATAATCAATCTTACAGAAGAACAACCGACTATCAAAGATAAAATAGTCTTAAACTTAACAGAAAGGAATAAAAATGGTTAAGCATGATTTTAGTGGCTATGCTACTAAAGCCGGCTTACGCTGTACGGATGGGCGGACTATTATGCCTGGCGCTTTTAAGCACCAAGATCAGGCTAAAGTCCCGTTAGTTTGGCAGCACGGCCACAATGATCCAGAAAATGTTCTTGGCCACGCCATTCTTGAAAATCGAGAAGATGGCGTTTATGCTTATGGATATTTCAATAGCTCGGCAAAAGCCGCTCATGCTAAAAGTTTATTAGAGCATGGCGATATTAATATGTTGTCGATCTGGGCAAATGAGTTAATTGAAAAAGCCGGTCGTGTTCTTCACGGGGCTATTCGAGAAGTTAGTCTTGTTTTATCGGGCGCAAATCCCGGAGCTGTTATCGAAAGTGTGACTCTTCGTCACTCTGATGGTATGCATACCGAGCTTGACGATGAGGCAATTATTTATACCGGATTAGAGCTGGAGCATTCTGTTTCTGAAAAAGAGTCGGATATTCTTCATGCCGTAGCGAAAGTAGATGAAAAAATGGCTGATAAGCAAATGACCGTCGAAGACGTGTATAACTCAATGACTGAAGAGCAGAAAAACGTTGTTCACTTTTTAATCGGCGAAGCACTGTCTTCCGCTGAAAGTGAAATGGCGCAGAGTAATTTAGATGATGATGCAACCGCGCAGGAAGTTTACGACTCTTTAAATGATCAGCAGAAAGAGCTTGTTGATGCTCTTTTTGAGGAAGCAAAACAAATTAATCATTCAAACACGAAAGGTGAAGAAGACATGACCCGCAATATTTTCGAAAACAACGAAAACAAGAATACCATTTCCCACGAGGATCTTCGTGGAATTGT